AAATTATATCTTTGGAATGGATCTGGTTGGGGAACTATTGCTTTACTCAATACAGCACCGTCTGCTTCTTTCGATTCATCGTCATATATTATGGATAGTGCTGGTGGTGAATCAACTATTCTTAGATTGACAGCATCTGATCCAGAAGGTATACCTCTCACATATTCATACTCATTCTATCCAAGTAATATTGTAGATAGTGCAATTGATTATGCTGCAGATTCTTCTGTTCTTACTCTTACGACTACAGCATCGGGTGGTGCATATAATTTTAAAGTATTTGGTTCAGCTTCAGATGGAATTAATACTTCAATTGATAGTGCAGATATCGAACTTACATTACAAACTATGACCTTATCTTCTACAGCTTCCACAGTCAATGAGGGGGGTTCATTTACATATAATATTCAAAGCACAGGATTGGCCAGTGGCACTGCAGTAGGATATCAAATTACTGGAGTTAATGGTGCTGATATTAATCAACAATTAACAGGAAATATTATATTAAATAGTGGTGGACTTGGTTCACTACCTATTACTGTTACCAATGATTATCTAACAGAAGGTGTGGAATATATTACACTCACCCTCAATGAACCGTATAATACATTGGCAGGTAATACTTCAACTGTTACAATCAACGATACTAGTCTCACCATTGGTGCTAGTGTAAGCAGATCAACTGCTTCTGTGAACGAAGGCGGTACATTTAATTTTACAATAACAACTACAAATGTCCCTAATAATTCTAGAGCATATTACAGAATTACTGGTGTATCACAGTCTGATATTTCATCTCCATCATTGAGTGCAAGTTATCAGACTGAAGAGGGATATGTTACCATTAATAATAATAGTGGTACTTCACCAACATATACAGCCGCATCTGATTCTTTGACAGAAGGTAATGAAAACTTTTATTTTAGACTCACTAGAATTGCTAATAGCTCTGGAACAACTTTAGTTAGCAATACTTCAAATAATTTTGTAACTATTAATGACACTTCGTTGACGCCACCTAGCGGAACATACCTTGTTCAAGCACAAGGAAGCACACTTTCAGGAACATGGACTGTACCAGCTAATGTATATAAACTTTCTATATTTGGTGTTGCTGGTGGAGGTGGTTCTGGAAGTCCACCAGCTGGTCACACCACATATGGAGCCGGCGGCGGTGGCGGCGGTGGTTCGGCATATGGTACATTTAATGTAAATCCTGGAAATGTGATCTGGTTTCAAGCTGGACAAACTGGTCCGATATCCGGTGGATCGCCAGGATACACTGGAATCGAATCTGCCTTTAGATGGAGCAGCAGTGGAGGTTCATATCTTATGAGATGCACCGGTGGCGGCGGTGGTCATTATAATGGTAGTACTGCCGCTGGTGGTTATGGATATACATATGGCTCATCATCTCCTCATGGATCTTGTCGCGGTGGTAGTGGTGGCGGTGCTAGTAGCACAACATACGGAACCCTAAATGGATATCCTAGGGCTCCTGGCGGTGGTGGAGGAGGTGCTGGCGGATATGCACCGAATAATAGTTGGAATGTATCTAGTGGCGGCAATGGCGGAACTGCCGGAGGTTCGGGAGGAGCAGCTGGAACTAACGGTGGCGGCGGTGGTGGATCATACACAACCAATATCAATAATGGCGGCGGCGGTGTTGGTCCAGATGGACTAGGAACATCTGGTTATGGTGGTGGCACTAGTTCGCGTGGTGGTGGCGGTTCAGGTGGTTCTGCTGGAGTAAATAATGGATGGTTAAATGGGACTGGTACATATGGATCGGGAGACACAGGAGGTGATTTCGGTGGTGGATCGGGTGGAAATGACACTCCATTGTCACAGTGGTTTGGGTCTATAAGTTGGGGAGAAGGTGGCAGAGGCGGCGGTGCTATTAGAATTAGATATGGTGATCCTAACAATACTGCTGCTTGGGCATTCCCAACATATATTGCCCCATAAAAGATATAAATATTACTAAAAGGAATTAAAAATGGCGTATAAAGCATTTACAAGAAGATTCAGTAAATCGCGGCAAATTGCTACGTTTATGAAACGTGCGATCGAAGAAGAGTCCATTACATCAAGCGGTAATGTCGCCATTGATGACGGTAAAGGTGGAAAATCAGAAGTTGCTTCTGCTGGAGGTCTAGACTCTGCATCAACTATTTCTCTGATTACTTCTACTGCAACATCACTTTCTGATGTAAGAACTATTTCACTTGATTCCGGTGAAGTCCTTACGTTGATTGATTCTGCATATATTTCTGCTAGAGCAGGTGGTGGTGGAGCATTCTCTAATGACGCTAGTAATAACATATATTCTTATAATGCCGGCACTGGAATATCAACTAGTGTAACAGGTGCAAATAATATCTCAATGGGATTAAATTCACTAGATGATATTACATCTGGAAATCTTAATATTGCAATCGGTAAAGATGCATCGCAATATAATACAACTGGGCCTGGTAATATTGCGATTGGTGAATTTAGTAACGGTGGACAAAGTGCCAGTGCTACTGCGAATAATAATAACGTTGCTATTGGTAATTATGCTGCAGGTTTGGCTTATGGTATAACTTATTCTATTTCTATTGGATATCAAGCTGGTTATCAACAACAGAATAGAAATAGAAATATCATGATAGGACATCAGGCTGGATATAATCTTACAGCCGCGGATAGAATTTGCATAGGATATAGAGCAGGATATACTGGGAGTAACGGAAGTTACGGTGTATCAATTGGATATCAGGCTGGTTATAATACTAGCAACAACTATAATATTGGTATTGGGTATCAAGCTGGTTTCTTCGGAAGCGGTGCATATAATACGTCTATAGGATATACAGCTGGAACGCAGCTGAATGGCAATTATAATATTCTTCTTGGTTATGATGCAGAACCAACAGGTACATCAAGTTCAAATCAATGTATCATAGGTAATAGAACTAGTACTGGTATGATCAATTATCTTCAGGTCGGAACTTATATGACTATGAACAGTGGTACGTTGACCATGTCTGGGAACGTTACTGCATACTCTGATGCACGACTCAAGACAAATGTTGAAACTGTTTCTGGTCTTGATAAAGTTACTCAGATGCGTGGCGTAACATTTGAAAAAGATGGACAACAAGGTACTGGTGTCATTGCTCAAGAAATGCTTGAAGTTGCACCAGAACTAGTACACGAAGAACATGACTATTATTCTGTAAACTATAGTGGATTATCAGGATACTTTATCGAAGCGATTAAAGAACAACAAAAGCAAATCGAAGAACTGAAAGCAGAAATTAAAAAGTTAAAGGGTGAATAATGGCTTTACAATCTTCAGGAGCAATTTCTTTATCTCAAATCCAAACAGAGTTTGGTGGTTCGAATCCTATCTCATTGAATGAATATTATAGTGCTGCAGATGGAATTCCTTCAAGTGGCACTATTTCTATGAATCAGTTTTATGGGAAAAGTGCCGTTCCCCCAGGTCCTTTACAATGGGCAGGAACAACAATGTGGTGGTATGAATATTTTCCAAACGGTACCAGCGGTCGCGCGCAATATGCATATGCTTATTCTGAATTCTTAAAATATTTTATAAGTAATAAAGGTACAACTATACAACAAATGTATTTCTACTTTGGGTCATCATCCAATAAAGGTTCCCCGACATATACCGTAACTTCAAATGTGCAAAGTTATAGGTCTGCTTTAATAAATAACGGAACTTATGGTAGCGGAACTGGCACAGCACCATTTTTAGGACGCAGTTGTGGAAATGATAGTACATATAATTTGACTGGAAAAAATTCTGCAAGTTGGCACTTCAATAACTCTGTTGCTTGTAATTGCGATCCCCCTGGAAATCCGGTTATGAGGCCTCATATCGGTAATCAGAATTGGGGCGGTATTAATGGTGGATGTAATCAACCAAGTCAATGGATGGGAATAGGAGTATGGCCAGCGTATCAGTAATACGAATGGCATAGTAATGATATGGAACAATATATAGATTCAGACGGATTAACGCATACTTTTCATTGTTTGCCAGTTGCTGCTGAAGATTGCTCAATGTGTATAGAACAAATGATATATGAATATGAAGGTAGTAGTCGAGTTGTACATAATACTATTTCGCGCACATATGATGAAATTCAAGATTGCGGTTCGCAATATATGCTAGAAGTGATATGGTCAGATGCCTAAATCAATTAATAGATTATTGGCAGAAGTTTTAGTTCCTTCTACAACTGCATTGAAAGAGTCCGTGCTAGATGATATATCTGCAGGAGTTACGCCATATGCAACTCTAGATGATTTACCTACATCAAATCTAACACTTGGCGATCAAGCATTTGTAACAAGCAATCAAAGATTATATTTGTCAAACGGTTCGGGTTGGTATAATGTTGCAATGTTTAATGCGACACCAAACTTAACCATCAGCCCATCTGGTGTGATTACCCTTGCGACTGATGGAACAACACCAACTGTAATTACACTCACGGGAACAGATTCAGATAATGCAGATGCAAATTTGATCTATTCTGTAGAGTCGGATGGAAGTTTCGGTGGACTTGGTACACTGAGTCAAGATTCAAGTGTATTTACTATCACACCACTTGCTGAGGGTTCTGCAACTACAACATCATCTACTCTCACATTTAAAGTTTCTGATGGTATTAATTTTGGTTCTGGCACTACTGAATTTAGCTTGACGTTTGGTCCAGATTGGGCAAATACTACTGAAAGTAAATTAGTTGCATCTGATGCTTTTCAGGGCGATGAATTTAGCGAATATGCTCTGTCACTAAGTAGTGATGGTAATTATATAATAGTTGGTGCCGGTGCACATAGTGGGCAGAACAATATCAGAGGGCAAGCATACATCTTTAACAGATCTGGCTCTACATGGTCAGAACAAGCTATATTAACAGCTTCAAATACTGGAGATAATGATCGGAATGGTTCATCGGTGGATATTAGTTCTGATGGTACTTATGCTATTACGGGTGCCTATCGTGAAGACGGCGCTACAAATACAATATCTGATGGTGGAGCTGCTTATATTTATACAAGATCCGGATCAACTTGGACAGAACAAGCAATATTAAGAGCTTCAGATGCACAAGCAAGTGATCAGTTTGGTTGGTCTGTTTCCATAAGCGGTGACGGAATGTATGCTATTGCTGGTGCAAATTCAGAAGATACAGGACAAACTGGTACAGGTGCAGCATATATCTTTGTTAGGTCAGGTTCTACTTGGACACAACAAGCTAAAATACAACATTCGGATAGAGCTCAATATGATAATTTTGGATATTCAGTATCAATAAGCGATGATGGTAGTTATGCTGTAATTGGTGCTTACTATAAAAATAACCAAGCAGGCAATGCTTATATCTTTAGTAGATCAGGTTCAACTTGGACACAACAGGCTAAACTAACTGCTTCTGATGCACAAGCAAGTGATAGATTTGGTTGGTCAGTGAACATAAACGATGATGGTGATTATGTTATTGTTGGTGCATATCAAGAAGATACTAGTGCCTTCAATGCTGGCGCAGCTTATATCTTTAGTAGATCAGGTTCAACTTGGACACAACAAGCTAAAATAGTATCATCAGATGGTGAAGCGAATGATCAATTTGGTTGGTCAGTGTCATTAAATTCTGATGCAACTTATGCTATTGTTGGAGCACTCAGATCTCAATATTCTGTAGATGATGCTGGAGCTGCTTATATCTTTACCAGAGACGGAACAACTTGGACACAAACACGAAGGTTAACTGCATCCGATCCAAAATCACAGGATGAATTTGGTCATTCAGTATCAATAAGCGGTGACGGAGGCTATGCTGCTGTTGGTGCACCGCAGGAAGACGGTGGATCAGGTGATCCAATATTTAATGCTGGTGCAGCATACATCTATGAAGCAGGTTAATAAGTTAATTCTTTAATATAAATAAAGTAAAAGGAATTTAAAATGGCATCATTTGCTAGAACTATGGCAGGTATTATCAGTACAACTGGTGATGTAAAATCTACCGTTGTTGGTGATATAGGATTATCTGTATATTCCACTCTTGATTCGCTTCCGACTAGCGCATTAACTTCGGGTGATCAGGCATTTGTGTCAGAAAACAATCGCATCTATGTTTCAAATGGTTCTGGTTGGTATAATGTCGCACTATTAAATGCAACTCCAACATTGAGTATTAGCCCATCCGGTGCCGTAACATTAGCAGTTGATGGATCTACACCAACTGTTATTACATTGACTGCGACAGATTCGGATAATGCTGATGCAAGTTTAACATACAGCGTTGAATCGGACGGATCGTTTACAGATATTGCGACATTGAGTCAAGATTCCAGTGTGTTCACTATTACACCATTAAGTGAGGAAAGTGCTACACCAGGATCTTCTACTCTCACGTTTAAGGTATCAGACGGTATATCATTTGGGTCTGGTACAACTACATTTAGTTTGACATTTGGTCCACCGGTTTATGATGTAGATTTAAGTACAGGATATAGGTTAGGTGGATACATCACAAACGCTGAAATTGATACATGGGGTGCCGGCACCGCTGCTAACGAGTTTGTTGCTGGCTTAGGCTTATCATCAAATGGTAATTATTTATTTGTGGGTGTTGACCGAACTCTACCAGATACGACGCCGCTAGAACCTATGATCACAAGATATGATATGTCTACCCCCTATGATTATACAAGCAAGACATTAAATACGGGTCAAACAGTAACTTACTGGAACGGGGGCAGTGAGACTAATTTTAGAGGAATGCATGTTTCTCATGACGGTTATCATATTTTTCTTGCTATGGGTGGTGAAGGACTTCAGCACTATACAATGTCCACCGCATGGGATTTAACTTCACGATCATATCAAACTGTTCAAAAATATCATGATGATGGGGTTGTTTGTAAAGTTGGTGGATATATAGCTGGTTTTCATATGAATCATGATGGTACAAAGGCATATACCGCCGGTAATACCAACCAAGGATATATAACTTATCTTACTTTATCTACCCCTTGGAATCTAGCAACAGCAACTCTTGCTGCAACTTACAGCATACCATCTCCTTTTGCCTCCACTACTACTATAAGAGATATATGGCTCAATCATGATGGCACTCAAGTAGTAATGTGCAACGCTAATTATAACCAATCACCAACACAGAATTTGGCATCTTGGGATTTAACAACTCCTTGGAATATATCTACAGCAACCAATCCTGTTACTTGGCCGGCTAGTCAATCAACGGCTTCGATTGGCGAGTTTGAAATTTGGCCTGATGGGGGAGCGGGGCAAGGTGGTAATGATGGTATTATTATGTGGTCACCTTATACCACCAATCAAACTTATCAAGTAGATATTGGGACAGTAGGCATAACATAACAGGTGCAGCATACATCTATAAAGCAGGTTAATAAATTAATTCCTTAATATAAAAAACATATAAATAGTACAAAGATTTTAAAGAATCGGAGACTATTTTATGGCACCACCTAATTCCAGAGTCACACTTATTGATTATTGTAAGAGACGCTTAGGTGATCCAGTACTGGAAATCAATGTTGATGAGGACCAGATTGAGGATCGCGTTGACGAAGCATTACAGTATTATCAAGAGTATCATTCTGATGCTACAATAAGAACTTATCTTAAGCATCTAGTAACTGCAACAGACGTTGCCAATGAATATATTCCTATTTCATCTGATATTCTTTATATCTCTCAATTATTTCCTACATCAAGTGCATTTGGTTCATCAGTAAATTTCTTTGATATTAAATATCAGATGATGTTAAATGATATTGCAGACCTTCAAAACTTTGCAGGTGACCTTGCTTATTACGAGCAGATGAATCAATATCTGTCAATGCTTGATATGAAATTGAACGGCACACCACAAGTTCAATTCTCTAGACATCAAGACAGACTTTATATCTTTGGTGATTTTGCCGATAAGGATATTAAGGCTGGTGAATATATTGTAGCAGAAGTCTATACAATTCTAAATCCCGAAACACATACATCAATATATAATGATATGTGGCTTAAAGAGTATACCACAGCACTTATCAAACAACAGTGGGGTATGAATCTTATTAAGTTTGAGGGTGTACAATTACCTGGTGGTGTTGTACTAAATGGCCGTCAACTCTATGATGATGCCACAACAGAAATAGAAAATTTAAGGCAAAGAATCAGAGAAGAACACGAATTTCCGGCTGACTTTTTTGTAGGATAATATGGCACGTAATTTTTATTTCTCTGAGAAGGTTAGATCAGAAATTAATCTTTATGAAGAACTCATAATTGAGGCTCTGAAGATTTATGGTCAAGATGTCTATTACCTTCCCAGAACAATTGTAAATGAAGACACCTTACTAGGTGACGATCCAGCATCCCAATTTGCATCATCATATAAAATTGAGATGTACATTGAGAATGTCGAAGGATTTGATGGTGAAGGAGATCTCTTTACTAGATTTGGTGTAGAAATTAGAGATGAGTGTACATTTGTAGTATCCAAAAATCGTTGGGCAAATCAGGTTGCAAGGGCAGATAATGCACTACAGGGTGACAGACCTACCGAAGGTGATCTAATTTATCTACCTTTATCTAAGTCTATGTTTGAAATTAGACATGTAGAACACGAACAACCTTTTTATCAAATAGAAAATGTACCAACATATAAAATGCGCTGTACTCTCTTTGAGTACTCTGGCGAAGATATGGATACCGGTAATACTCTTATTGATTCACTAGAAAAGGATTATGCATATCAATATAAGGTCTGTACAATTGCGCCAAAGAAAGCTACAGCAAGTCTCTTGTTCGATGCAGACTATATTGATTCTGGTTATGTAGCTTCTGGGTATATTAATGCCGGCAGTGGTTCACTACTTGGTATCACATTAATAAATGGTGGTACTTATTATACAACTCCACCAACTATTAGATTTATCGGTGGTAATCCTACAGATAGTGCAGATGCTATAGCCATCATTGATTCGGCCACTGGAGTGGTTTCAAGTATTCAGCTTATTGATTCTGGTCAAGGTTATCAAACATTGCCAACAATTGTATTTGATGGTGGTAGTGGTGTTGATAGTGGTTACTCGGTTGGCGACACAGTTACTCAAACATTGTCATCCGGTGTTATTATGTCTGGCGAAATACAAAGAATTCAATTGGATTCAGCCGGTGATTCATCACGTTGCTATTATTTGGCACACGTAGGTGGAAGTGATGGTAATCTTCACACATTTACTGCAGGTGGATCTCTGATCAATAGCACAACTAATATGGCAGTAGGAAATGGTTTAACAATTTCTAATGTCACAGAATATAATTACATATCAGAAACCGAACAGAATGATGAGTTTACTGCAGGATATGTAGATGACTTCCTTGATTTTAGTGAAAACAATCCATTCGGTGATGCTGAGAATCAATGATGAATATAAATAGTAATTTAAATAAATGGAATTTATAAACTAAATGTTTGGTAGTCACTTTTATCACGAAAGAATACGAATGTCAGTTGCCATTTTTGGTAGACTGTTTAATAACATATATGTCATTCGTAAAAATGCATCTGGTGGTGTTCTTAACCAATTAAAGGTTCCATTAGCATATGCTCCTAGACAGAAGTATCTAGATAGAATTAGGGAAAATCCTAGTCTAGAAAATGATACTAGAGTTGCTATTAAATTACCTAGAATGTCATTTGAGATAACAGATATTTCATATGACTTAAGTAGACAATTAACAAAAGTTGGCAATTTTAATACAAAAGGTAGCAGTGCCGAAAAGCGACAAAAGTTTTATTCACCTGTACCATATAACATTTCATTTTCATTGAATATATATGCCAAGAATCAAGATGATGCTTTACAAGTTGTAGAACAAATTTTACCTACATTTAATCCACAATATACATTATCAATTTATCCATTTAAGGATATCTATTCGGATTTAGTTGAGGATGTGCCTATTGTGATTACTGGAGTAACATTTCAAGATGATTACGAAGGTGCATTAGAACAAAGACGAACTATCATTTATACACTTACGTTTGAAATGAAAGTTCAGTTTTATGGAAATATTGAAAATAAAGATGTCATTCGTAGAGCAGATGCTCATCTTTATAATATGAATGCAGGATTAAATGACTCTGATATTTATTTAGAAAGAGTTTCAATAACACCAAACCCATTATCAGCTATTGGTTTACCAGATAGTGATTTTGGATTTACAGAAGATATCGTTTTAGCTAGTGATAGCGCATAGGAGAAATAAATGGCAATTACACTTAGACTAACGAAAGGCAGTGAGCTTACCTATGCAGAGCTTGACGGTAACTTTACTGACCTAAATACTAGAGTAGGTACCCTTGAAACATCATCGGCAGGTACTGTAAGAGTAAATAAGTATTATTTTGAAGCAGACTCCGGAGATACAGTCTTTAGTGGAAATGACTACTTTGGAAATGCTATGACATATGATTCAAATTCAGCTTTGGTCTATTTGAATGGTATGATGCTAATGCAAGGGGTTGACTATACCTTGACTGGTGGTAATGCAGTAACAACAACTGTTGGAATTGATAGTGGCCATTTGATCACTATTACTTCTATGGAATTGGTATAAGGAGATAAACTATGCCTATGTATTATAAACTAAAGAATGCTCCTTTATCAATGGCCTTTCAATTGGCTGATGGTCTAGGTGCTGCATTTGATGATGATCCTTATAATGGATCAATTATGGATCTAGCTAGTGCATCATTTATGTCACAAATGGCTAAACAATATCCAACAGTAAGTAGACAAATTATTTTTGACCCAGCATCACAAATTGCACCAACAAACTATGAAAATCCTACATCGTGGAATTCATCCGGCAATGTAACAAAGAATTGGACATATTCGAATGCAGCAGATCATGCTGATTATAAATTAGGTCAAGCAATTCAATCATTGCCTCTTAAAGAAGGTAAATTCTATTTTGAAATAGAAATTAATAATTTAGGTACCTATACGCCATCGGGAGGATCTGCGACTGATGCTGTTGTGCATCTTTTTATTGCGCCTATGGGCTGGAATTTCGGAAATCCATTTGAATCTATCTTTGGTAGAGCATTTAATTTACCGTTAACTGACCAACCGCCAAGTCAACCTTTAAAACCTTTTGGTCAATTTTTAGATACAAGTTGGCCTGGGCCAATTACTCTTGCAGCAGGTGACATTATCGGTATTGCGTATGATACAAATATGTTCCCGGTTACCAGTGAGGGTGGTGTATTTTATTCACATAATGGTACCTACCAGTCTAATCACAATCCTGCCACTAGTGGGACTCCTATAAAATTACTTACTTCAGAATCTCCGTATGCAGTACAATTTCATCCGCATCAATTTTTCAGCGGTGGAGCTGGTGATACAATAACTGGATTTGATGTTACAATCAGAACTGGAACAGATGTGACTTATTCACCACCAACTGGTTACATTGAACATTAATATTGGATATTAATATTATGAGTGAAGATGATAACAAAAATATTCAGACAGACTATGATTACTCTCGGCAAACTTACTATGATCTCATAGAAAAGGGCCGGGAGAGTCTGGAAATGATGATCGAAGTTGCTCGTGAATCAGAGCATCCAAGAGCATATGAAGTTCTTTCTGGTATGATTAAAAACGTATCAGATGTGAATGATAAGTTAATGGATCTGAATAAAAAGCAAGTTGATATCAATAGAAAAGACGAACCTAAACAATTAGGTAATACAACAAATAATAATGTCTTTTTAAGTTCAACTGCAGATTTGCAAAAATTATTGAAACAGGATGAAGAACTAATTGATGTTACACCAGACTCAGAGTTACCTAGGTAATCCAAACGTAAAACGAGATGGTGTTCAACAAGCTTGGACTCCAGATTTATTAAAAGAATATAAGAAGTGTATGAATGATCCCGTATACTTTGCAGAAAATTACGTTAAGGTTATTTCACTTGATAGAGGTTTAGTTCCATTCCAACTATATCCTTATCAAAAAGAGATGTTCGGACATTTTAATGACAATCGTTTCTCAATCATTCTTGCTTGCCGCCAGTCTGGAAAATCAATCTCGGCATGTGCATATCTCCTCTGGTACGCGCTCTTTAATCCGGAAAAAACAGTTGCGGTTCTTGCAAACAAAGGGGCAACATCTCGGGAAATGCTATCTCGGATTACGCTCATGTTGGAAAACATTCCGTTCTTTTTACAACCGGGATCAAAAGCTCTTAATAAAGGATCCCTCGAATTTAGCAATAACTCGAGGATCATTGCTGCTGCTACTTCTGGTTCTTCTATCCGGGGTATGTCTGTAAACCTTCTATATCTAGATGAGTTTGCATTTGTAGAAAGAGCTTCTGAATTTTATACATCAACATATCCTGTTGTATCTGCCGGTAAAGATACAAAGGTTATTGTGACATCTACTGCAAATGGTATTGGAAATCAGTTTCATAAAATTTGGGAAGGCGCTGTCCAAAAAATTAATGAATATAAATCGTTTAGGGTAGATTGGTGGGATGTACCAGGCCGTGATGAGGAATGGAAAAAACAGACAGTAGCAAATACCAGTCAATTACAATTTGACCAAGAATTTGGTAATACTTTTTTCGGTACTGGAGATACTCTTATAGCGGCAGATTGTCTTTTATCACTCAGAGCAGAGCCGTATATTGATTTATTGGAAAGTAATTGTCTTAGAATCTATAAGAAACCAATTGCCAATCATGATTATGTTATGACAGTCGATGTAAGTAAGGGAAGAGGACAGGACTATTCAACTTTTACTTTAATCGACATAAGCGTTCGGCCTTTTGAGCAGGTGGCTGTGTATCGGAACAACACTATCTCTCCCTTACTCTTCCCTAATGTTATATATAAGTACGCGAAATCTTATAATGAAGCTTATGTAGTTATTGAATCAAATGATCAAGGTACCGTGGTCTGCAATGGATTATACCATGATTTAGAATATGAAAATGTACATGTCGAATCTGCCGTAAAAGCAAATGCAATCGGTATTGAAATGACTAGAAAATCAAAACGGCTAGGATGTTCTGCAATTAAAGATATTCTAGAGGCTTATAAACTAAAAATTGTAGATGATGAAACAATCCTAGAAATATCTACGTTCGAAGCTAGAGGACAATCATATGAAGCATCTGATGGTAATCATGATGATCTAATGATGAACCTAGTTATGTTTGGTTATTTTGCATCAAGTCAATATTTTGGTGATATGACAGATATTGATTTAAAACAAATGCTATTTGATCAAAAGATGAAACAGATAGAAGAAGAATTAGTTCCTTTTGGTTATATCGACAATGGCGATGCCCATATTGAAGTCTTAGAAAAAGGTGAAGATAACTGGCAGATAAAAGACTATAATACAGATTATGGTTTAAATAATGAAAATTGGTAATGTTATAAATAATAGGATATTTGAACAACCGTATTATGAAAACCATATAATTAAAAAAAGGAAGAAGAAATGGCATTAGGTACACCGTCAGAAAGTCCTGCGGTTGTCGTCAAAGAAATTGATCTGACGGGCGGAGTTCCAAACGTCCAATCAACAACAGGCGCAATTGTAGGTAATTTTCGTTGGGGTCCGGTCGCACAAAGAGTATTGGTAGACAATGAGGCAACTCTTGTAGATACTTTTGCAACACCTGACTCTGCTTCGACAATTGATTTCCATTCTGCACAATATTTCTTGAGATATTCAAGCAATTTGCAAGTCGTTCGCGAAGCAACTTCAGCCGCAAAAAATGCTCGTTCAACAACTGGTCAACTCGGAACTGATAGTAATGGATCACTACCGCAAGAGTTTATTAAGAACGAAGCAGATTTCTTGGCTCAAAAATCAGCACTAGATTCAGATTCGCATACATTTATTGCGAAATATCCCGGAGCTTTAGGTAATTCATTGAAGGTATCAATTTGTCCTTCAAATGATTCCGCATTTAATAGTTGGACATATGCATCAAGCTTTGATAAAGCCCCTGATACATCAACATATGCTTCTCAGAGAAATGCAGCCGATGATGAAATTCACATCGTAGTTGTAGACCAGGAAGGTAAATTTACTGGTACAAGAGGAACAGTCCTAGAAACATTCCCATTTGTATCTGTTGGTTCAGATGCAAAGAATTTTGATGGAACAAATAACTATGCACTGGATGTGATTAATGATCGTTCAGATTATGTATGGTTAGCTGGTTGGGATGCTGCATATGCAACTGCCGGTGCCGGCACAACTATTGATAGCGGTGATGATTTCTCATTGGCAACTCCGTCAACAATCGTTGAGCATGACTTGGAAAAGGGTGCAAATTCAGGCGCTTTGACAACAAGTGAAGTTTTGACTGGTTACGATCTTTTCGAAGATAAAGACCAAGTTGAAATTGATTTCTTGATTGCACCAAGTATGGTTAACAGTACAGATCAGGCAACAGTTGTTAATGATCTGGTTTCAACAGCCCAATCACTTCGTAAGGATTGTATTGTTAATGCTTCTCCTGCAAGAGATGATGTAATTAATCTTACAAATGCAGCAACTATCACAACAAATATTGTGGCAACTGCAAATGCATTTACTAACTCATCATACCTTGTAGCTGATAATAACTTCTTGAAAGTTTATGACAAGTATAATGATCAATACATCTTTATTCCGGCAGCATCATCT